CTGAAATAATTCTGGTACTGGACAGACAAATCGGCATCAGTTGTTACATTAATTGCCATTATGTTTTAGCTTTCTGTCAGTCTAGGCGTTGTCGTGAGAAGCAGCGGCTTTCAAGAGATGAGCTTCCTGCTCGTCCATTGAGAGATCGTCAAACGATCTGTCTCCGTCAACCTTCTCACTTCTGAATCCACCACTCACTGACATTTTCTTTTCCAGTTTTGTTAGTTTATCGGTTAGTTCTTTAACTTGTGCTTCGCTCGTTTCAGCACCAGCAGCCTTGATTTGTAACTGAGCAATATTAACCGCTTGCTCCAAGCCAGCAGCACTCTGCATACTTGGATGCTCGGAGAGGATCGCGTTAGCTTTCTGAGTTAACTCCGAGTCAGGCTTGCTAAGATCGGTATGCTTGTGCATGAGTTCCTGCCTCTTGCTTTCAAACGCATCCCAATGTTTCTTGGCAACCACTTGCTGCTGTGCCTTATCGCCTTCTGAGCGAACCTCTTTGGCTCGCTCAACAGCGTCAGAAGCGAGGTCATCATCGCCCTCTTCCTTCAGCCTTTTAGCAGCATTCTCGTAGTCCTCGGCAGTGAAGCCCTTCTCATCTCGGTAAGCTTTCCCTTCATCCAAGTCAACTTTGCGACTCTTCAGTTCTTCAGCTTCCTTGAGTAGAGCTTCACGTTGACGCTTGATCTCTTCCTTTTCAGCATTAATCTGCTTCCAAGAAGAGTTCTTACGTTCCTCGTTCTTTGCCCACTTACTCTTCTTTGGCTGCTCCTGTACTTCAGGAGCTTCACCTTCTGTCAATGAACTAACCTGTTCATCAGCATCATCCTCAGTACTGTTCAGTACTTCAGTTTCCGGTTCCTGAACCGCTTCTTCTGCTGGTTCTGGAGGAGATTCGTCTTGAACTTCCTCTTTCGGTTCTTCCGACTGTATTACTACTTCCGGTGTTTTCCCCGCATCCACAGCAGCGTCATACTGCTGGGCTGCGGCCAACATCTGTTCGGCGGTTATTTCGCCGGATTCTTCTGGCATAATGCTTCCCAATTAGTGCTTATCCTCGTCCAAAAAGCGCACTTAACTCCTTGTCCGTAGCTGTGGGGTTTTGACTCGTCTGATAATCAACCCCAAACATATCAGACGTAAATTCTTCAGGCTCTTCGATTTCCCTCGCCAAAGCCTCAACAGTGTGAACCGTTGTTCTCACACCATTCGCGAACCCTGCATTAAATTCAAGTTCTTTTTTACTGGACACTGCCTGTTGGTTCTGCTTGAGAACCATATTAAGCAGTATCATTCGGAACCTTTTCCCTTCAAATGTGACGAGAAAGCTCCGTAAAGCATTCGATTCGCTGACTCCCCATTCCGGTTCTCCAACCCACGGAATCTGTTTTGACATCTTCCAAGCTATCCGAATGAATCTTAAAAACCTGCCCATTACACATCTCCCTGCTGAACAACAGCTTCAGTTTCCTCAACCATCTGAGCTTCGGCGGGAGCCATTTGACCGCTAACCGCTTGCATCTCCATCTGCTCCTGCTCCTCCTTAGACGGCATAAACCCGATCTGCACCATATACTGCTCAACATCTTTCCGCAGTGCTCTCGCGTTATTGGTGTCAACTTCCTCGTAGGCAGCTAAGAGTTCACCGAGTCTTCCGCTAAACGCTTGTTGAGCCTGTGGGCTGAACTGCATTCCACCCTGCATAGACTTTTCAAGGAACTGCATCAGAACACCAATCCTCACTCTGTAATCCTGTCCCTCTTGAACCGGAATCTGTTCCCCAACCAGCAACGCTGGAATAATCTTCTTCTCGTCCGTAACCTCGCTTCCTTCCTTCTCGTTCGGGTCTTGAACCAAGCGAGGAACAAGGGACGGGTCTTCAAGCTCAAGGATACTCTTATCCAACTCAACTTGATTTATCCAAGGGCTGTTCATAAACAACTGCTTACGCTGGACTGCCTTATTCAAAAGCATCACCTTGCTGACCATATCCATCCCGCCACGAGGCTCCAGTTGGTACTCGTCATGCAGGGCTTGAGGGTCAACAGTTAAACTATCTTCAAGGAATCTGTACTGAAGACTTTTCTTATCGAACTGAAGCAATATACTGAACGCCTGTCGGAATAAATCACCCAAGGCTTGCCGGAAGAGACGCAGACGCAAGTCCATATTCTGCTGCGCTTGAGCGTTAACGGATTCGATCTCAGTCGCAGTGCGACGATCCCTGTCTGCCATGATACCATAGTCAGGAACGGTGACTCGTTGCTCGGCTACAGATTGCGTCTGCATCATATCCTTATCAAAGTCCATTGGCGTGTTAGGCATCTGGACAGGCGCGATCCCGAACGGTAAAATCTGACCCGGATTTAGCCTTAAATTAACGCTGTTCGGGAGATCGCGCTCGGCCTTGAACAGTGGCTTATTAAACAAAGTGGAAGCATCCATCTTCTCGTTCCAAGTCTTTGTAAGAGAAGCCTCAAAGGGAGCAAGTATCTCGCACACTCCGCGAGGGGAGAACCAACCGCCATCCGTAACCTCGTACCTGCTTGAAGCGAAAGGAGGATTGTCGTGATCGAAAGGAACCTCCATTGTTTCGCGAAGCGGAATATCGGGGGCTTGGGGAGAAAAGCATTGCATGATCCATTTCCCGTCCTCGTCGTGAGAATAAACCTCCCACACAATAACTTGATCCTCGTCGGGAGAATGCGTAATACCCTCCCGTATTTCTTTGTCATACTTGATATTATCTATGATCCCCGAATCCTCGACCTTCCCAGATTGTATCTTATCAATCGTGCTCTTGCTTGTGTCATAAATGCCAGCCCTCTTATATGACTCAAGGCTCATAGGCATTACCTGTGTAATCCTGTCAGCCGAAGCAATGTCCTTAGTCCAAGGCGGGACGATAACATACATTGGGTCTATAGCCTGAAACTCAACCTGCTTCTTGTTGGGGTTCCAGAAAGTCTTCATCACGCTATGACCGCTAACGAGCATATGATCTATCCAACTCATCACCTCAACTGCGTAGTTGGACTTCTCGTGAAGCTTATAGCTAAACCAGTGTTCTGCGGCTGTCGTGAATCCAGCCATCTGGCTACGCATCGGCACAAAGGTTGCCAACACATCAAGCCCCATAGCCTGCTGGAAGAAGGCTGGCTTGAGCTTGTTGATAGTAGTGTCTATGAGGGGAAAGTGAATATCAGAAGCGTTAGGCCAAGGCTTAACCTTCCGGCGCAGCCCGTCCGTTCGCATCTGATACCACAACCCCTGCCGCGTCTCCCACCTTGCACGGTTCTTAACGTCATCAAGGACTAGATCATAAATCTCGTTACTCATCTCTTTTTCTTTTTAAGCTGCTGCTTTGCGTGCTTGTGTGCCTTAGACTTCTTCTTGGTATTAAGCATAACAGCCAGAGCTTGTTTCTTATTCTTGTAAGGCATTAGAGTTGGTTCTTTCTCTTCTCAAACTTCCTCTGCTCCTTCAGCTTGTCCATCTCTGGCGCGTGTTTAAGAAGCTTACCTGCCGATCGTATCATTTTTAAGTATTTTTCCTGACCCAAAAGCTTATCAGCGTCTTTCTGGTCTTTCGCCGCTTCAGCCATGTCTGACCTATATGTGCGATTAGCAGCACGAATTGCTGCGTGTTGCTGCCCAACGGTCTGGCGCACTTTCCATTTTCTCTTAGGCATTATCTCTGTCTCCCGCGATTCCTCCCGCGAGGGGCGGAACCTTGTTTAAGGTCTTGTTTGGTGGGCTTTAGATGACCATCCTTGTCGGGCATCTGTTCCTTTGTTTTCTTTTCCTTAGCCATCAGTGGTTATCCCAATCGTTAAATTCATCCGGTTCAGGGTGTCTAACCTTCATCCGTCTCCACGTTGCCATAATTATCATTTCCGACTTCAGCGCATCATGGATACACTCTTCACAGATATAACCACCCACTGCTATATCCTCGGCCACTGCTGCCCCCACTTCCTTGCACACATAACACACCTTCTCGTGTGGTGGGACGGGCCTTATGCTTGACCGTCTCAATGTCAACACTTTTCTTCTAATAACCCACAAACATACCTTTTGGCAAGGAATCTTCTTGAAAACTTGCTTGAGCCTGTTCCATAAGTTCGCCAATGCTAGGGCGGGTAATTTCATTAAACCTCTCCCAACTTCCACCAACCCCACCCCCACAGGATATGCAGCCCATAATCGCGTCTGCCCTGTCGGGGCTGTCCAGCCCTCTGGCTTTCATCTTGTCCTTGGACTCAAGCCCAAGCTTTCCTGTTCGACTTACTTCCGAACGCCTCGTAACCATCTGCTGATGGAGCATCCCATCATCGGGTAAAAGTATCTCCCTCTTCTCAACCACCCTCGCAGCAGTGTGCCACATCTCCGCACTCCTGTTGGCGTATCGGTCATCATAAGGCTTTCCTCCAAAGTTCACCCTATGAATGTCATAACCCGCGTCCATCAACGCATCGCACAATGGAAGTCCCATTCCGCCTTCATCAGCATACACCTCATCTTGCGTCAGGTTGTTCTTCTTAATAAGGTTTATGATCTTACCAATCGTCGTGTTCGTATTCCGCTCACGCCAAGTGACCATCTCCATCACCTTGTTCCCATTCCTGTACGCAAACACACATTCATCCCCTCCGGCAGCAAAATCAATAAAAGCCACCTTCATGCCCATCTGAAGCTCCGGCGGGTTCTGTAAACATTCCTCAAGGCTTTTGAGGTTAAGAACCAGACCTTCCCCGCTGTCATCCACAAACTCCCCATAAATCATTGAGCGAACCAAAGGACTGTTCTCCCCATACATCTCAATCTGTTCGTCAATCCATTCCTGACTCAAGTGTGGGCAGTCGAAGGCTGTCACTGTATGACAATCCCAAAACTTCCTTTGCTTGGTAAACGCCTCATAGAAGGAACCAGCAGCAGCACCACAACTGCTCATCAATAACAACCTGCTCGGCTGGCATCTGGCTATGGCTGTGAAGATAGGGTCAGGGACAGTCTTAGCTTCGTCCACAATCATCAGCAGATTCTCAGTCGGCCCCTGCCTGTGCCAACCCTCAAACTTACCAGCATCATTCGTGCTAAACCCAATCGCCCTACTCCCATTCTGATAATGCAGTTCATTGCTGGTAGCTCTCCAACCCTGCCCCAACCCACTAACATACTTCTTCAGCGTAGGCCAAAGCTGACCCTCAACCTGCCGCCACACACCAGCAGTCGTCACAACCAAACTCTCAGGGAACCGAACCATATGCCAAAGAATCGCACTGGCCGCAACCACACTCGTCTTCCCGCTACCATTAGCCGCCTTCAGCGCAACCTGACACTCCTTCTCGTTCAACGCCTCCAACACCTTCTTCTGCCACGGATAAGCGTCCATCCCCAAAAACATCTTGGGGAAGTTCTCCAACTGACTCGCCTCCTCCAAAGCATCCCTATCCTTAGCCAACCTCTCCAAAGCCCTCTGCGACTTCTTCTCTGAAGGGGATAGTACCAAAGATGGTGCAGGAGGAGCCTTGATAGTCTTCTTAGGCAAGATGACATCATACTTACCCTTCTTAGGCTTTGGGCCAGTTCGCTTAACCGGAGGCTGGATAATCAGCTTCTTGAGTTTCTTGGGCTTCTTCTCAGCCATAGTACTGTGCAGTACTTAGTTGCGATGCTTTATCCGCTCTGGAATCGAAGACAACTGCGACAGCAACTCCGGTGAGACAGTGCTGTTCGCGGATTGATTATCACTTTTAGTCGTCTTCGGACTCCAGTGCGGGAACCGTGACTGAAGGAAAGACAATGCCAGCTTTCCATCACGGCTTTCCATAATCTTATTAATCAAAGCCTCCTCCGCCTGTGCTTGTGCAGCCAACACCTGCGCGTTCAACTTAGGCTTCTCCTTCCGAAGCTTATCCACCCGACTCGGACTAATCCCACAAGCCCCACACGCCGCAGTCAAACTCATGCCGCGACTCAGCTTGTCCAAGAACATCTCAAGCGTTTCCCCCGTTAGATTCTTCTTAACCGATATTTCAGCCATGTTGCAAACAATGTACCATAAGTCTAAAACACGTCCAGTTTTTTAAGAGGGGGTGTATGGTATTGGCCGCCGATGGGGGGTGGTGGTCCCCCCGTCCCCCTCCCGCGATCCGGCTTTTATGTTGACCGATTCAATAATGATTGGATTGGTAATGATAAGGGCTCTTATGTTTACCGATCTGGTAATGATAAGCCCCGCCCCGATCCCGCACCTTGCCCCGATCTGCCCCCGATCCGGCCCCGCCTATCTTGTGCCGTGGATAACAGACCCCCTACATCTTGTACCCTCTATTTAAGCTGTGGAGGCATTTGTTTCGGATTTGCGTATGATAGGGCATGAGACCTTTAAAAGCTCTTATATCGAATCCTCAGGCCATTGTGAGGGGCAAGAAAAGGTTTAAACCTTTCGGTATCTTGCCCCCCCTGTCTCAGCCCTTCCCCCGATCCCCAATGGAACCATGTTTTCAGAATACCCCTTACCCGCTTGCCCCAACTAGCCAAGCATTGCCCCGCGTTGCCCCATTTCAGCCCTGCCCAAATTCACGCTTTGGAATACTGTCCAGTACTTCCCGCCATATTATGACACAAAATAAATGAAAATAAATGT